CGCAATAGCTTTGCGCGGGTCGGCCCAATAGCGTCGTCCTGAAATGCCGCCGGCTGGCGCTTCAGCCATTCGTAATAAGTGAGGTCTGCATCAACGTATCCCTCAGCACTGGACCGTGTAGCGCCCTCGCCGAGAAACGAAAGGTCATCACGCAACTCGGGTGCTGTCGCGCTACGGCAGTTCACGTGGATCGGAGGCAGAGGCCCTTTGCCAACCTCGAACACCTGACCGTCCAAACTCCTGCACTGGACAGTCGTGCGAGAATCTAGCGTAGACACCCACCGATACCCGGTGAGCAAGTCCGCATTTTCTTCCCACGTTGCAAACCGCCCCGTGCTAGCAACATGCTGAACAGCGGTTCTCACCACAGCCCCGGCCTCTCGTCGAGATACCGCCATCAGTCCGTCCGCATATCCCAATCGCCGGGTGCCGGTAACAGCGCGGACCATCTCTTGGTTGGTAATGCCGTTCGCGTAACCTTGGCTCACCAGCTTGCTCACGGCGTCGATCTGCTTACGCTTCCAGCCGATCAGAAACGGCTCCAGAAGCTCGCCTGTGGCCGACAGCGGGCGCTTCTGCGCGAGTTCATAGGCCGCCTTCGCTTTCGGGATTGCCACCTTTGCGCGGCGTATGGTGCGCTCCAGTGCGCGGGCCTCGAAGCCAGCCTCTGCTGCCGCGATTGCCTGAAGCTCTGTCGTAAGGTCGTCGATCCGCTCCGTCAGTATGCCGTCCTGCACCTCCCTCAGATCAGCAATCACGCGGTTTAGCCGCGTGCGCGTGAGTTCCGACATATTCTCGACGCGCAGGCTCGACAGGATGTCGACGATCGCGCGCTCGATCTTGTTGAGCGCCGCGTCATTGCCCTTTGCCACGCCGGATTTCAGGCGCTCCAGATAGACCTGATGGCGGGTGGCGATTTCGATGAGGCGGTCAGGCGTCGCCAATTCCCGTTCCCTCCAGTATGTCCTTGGCCTCCTCATCCGGGAGGTAGGCTACGTTTGCCCGCCTGAGCCCGTCACGCATTTCCTCGAACGTGATTGCGCCGCCCTGCCACTCTGCAATCAGTTGCGCGCGCTCTTCGGCAGTCATGCCAGATACGGTGAAGTCCTGCGAAATCTCGAAACTGATGTTGCCAGTCGCGCCGGCGAATTCTGCCGCCCGCTCCAGTGCCCATGTGTAGGCGGCCGATACGTTGCCGACAGCAGTTGCGAGTACGGACGTATTCGCAGCATCAGATTGCCTGGCCTCTGTCGCTGTCCGCTGCACCTCGCGCTGCTCTACGAGCCGGGCGCCGAGTGCAACCATTTGCCGCTCTTTGGCTTGCATGGCTTCCATCGGCATGGAATTGGGCGCGGCCTGTAGCAGCCCGGCAGTAGCATTCGGAGGCAACGCAATCGCAGTCCTCGTGCCCAATGCCACAGAGCCCATGGCCTCTTTCCAGTTGTCCGTGATGCCGGTCAGGTATGGCGTCGGCTGCCCCACCATGTAGCAGGACTCTTCGTAGTCCGCCGAGTTTCGGTAGTGCGCGATGTTCACGACAGCGATGTCGTACAGCGGCGGCTTGTCCACGCGCCAGTCGTTGTTCTCAGAGCCGACGAAGGTGAACGGGATTTCAGTCAGATTGTTGCCGCCGGCGTCCAGCGGGTAATAGCGCTCGACCTCGACCTCGACGTCACCGACCTTGCGCCAGATTTCGACGCGGTAGAATCCGGTCTCAGCCTCCAATCTCAACACGCGCCACTGCGCTTCCGTCTTGTCCTCGAAGCCGTCCGATTCTCGGACATAGCTCTCCTCCAGCACCACCATCGACAGAACGCGCTGAGCGCCCACCGTCATCGTGCGCCAGTTGATGATGTCGTGCGGCCGATATCGGACAATCGTCGGGCGAATACGGCCGGCCTCCAGGTCAGCCCGTGATGTGGATTGCTGGACCGGCGGATAATCCACGAACAACCCGCTGCGTCCGTAACTCAGGACATCCCTCACCACGCGCTGCGACTGCTGCTCGATCGTAAGACCTGCGCCGTCGATGTCCTCGGCCACAGTCCGGAGTAGCTCTGGAATCTCAATGACAGGCGGCTTGGCGTAAGCCTGCCCGACCAGCCCGTCCAGCGTTCTGCCCGTCACCCCGTACCACACAGCGCGTTGCAAATACTGCTTGTAACGGATGGCGTTGTACTCGCTCCTGTCCTCCGGGTTTGGCTTGGGCAGGTAACGCTCTTTGCCGGCCTTGATCGCTCGACCCCCTGCAACAGCATCGCGCACGGTTGCCCATGCGTCGATCTGCTCTTCGTAGTCCGGGTGTTTCGTGTTGACTCCGCTCAAAGCGCAAACCTCACGTCGATTTGGGTGGCGTAGCGATTGCTGCCGGCCAAGCATCGATATTTTACGGCGTCCGCTATGTGATCGTCCGCATTCGTGTCGATATCGTCTGGGTCTTTCTCATCCCTCGGCAGCGTCGGCAGAATCGCAATGCTCGCCCGGCAATTGTCCATGAAGTACAGGGCCGGGCCCTCTCCGGTTTTCGATGCGTCAAGCCTGTCTCGAATCAACTGCAAGCCCACCTTTCTGCTCCCAGGACGCTTGTCCGACTCTGTCCAGTATACGCCTTCATCGGCCATCTTTTTCTCGATGCTGTCGCTGTCGGTTTCGTTGACATTCCTTATTTGATTGTCGGCAGGACCTGGTCGAATGGGGCCGGCCACCCAGCCGTCCCGCCTGAGAATCTCTTCTCGCTCCTTGATGCCCTGCGCTACTGCCTTGGCAGACAGCTTCAGTCCCTTGTTCTCGCCGATCGCCGTAGCACCGTACCATTCCGCAATCTGCACCAGCGTGCCCTTGGGCGGGCAAAACTTGCGGCCATCCGGCAGCGTGGCCTCTTCGCCGTTCGCCTCCGCCCACCAGCAAATGCTGAACGGCGCGGTAGATCCCCAGTCGAATGAGCGATCCACGCGCCAGGTCTTGGGCACCTTGAACCTGGGCAGGATGAGATGCGGGCCCCACAGGTCGTCCAATGCACCGCCGGCCACGATGTCCCAGTTGCCGTCCGCCCACGCCCTCGCGAGCCACTCCGGCAACCCCGCTGTTGCTCGCTCTAGATAACCAGGATCCTCCCTATACAGGATCCTGTTATCCTCGAACCTGGCGGGTATGTAACAGATCGTCCAGTGCGACAACTCAGTATCCACATGCTGGAGGCGGTAAGGCGGAACAGGGTTGATATAGCGCTTTCGGATCCAGTTATGCCCGACACCCCCAGGGTTCGCGCTCGCGACCATCCTCACGCGATCACCAACATGCACAGACCTGAGCGTAGCCCGGAGCTTGTTGATCGGATCCGGCCTCGGCCAGCTCCCCAGTTCGTCGAGCCCCATCCAGGAATATTGATGCCCCTGGTAGCGGTCGGCATGTGCATCGCGCTCCAAGTACCGCATTTTCAGCGTCGCACCGGATGGCGCCTGCCACGTCCTCCGTTGCTCCGCATATCGCCAGCCAAATCCTGGCAATATCGCCCGGGCCTTTTCCAGCATGTCCTCTAGCTCAGGGATTGTGCGCCGGAACAAGATCCCCCTTGCGTAATGACCATAACGCGCCTCATGCGCAAGCCAGTCGAGCAGGATGCCGTAGGACTTACCCCCAGCCCTAGCGCCGCCATACAGGATCTCATTGGCCGGACAGGACAGGAGAGAAGCTTGCGGACCAGGCTGAGGCCCAATCGTTACGATCCGTGCTTGTGCTCCCATCCGTCCTCATCGTATTGATCGGGAGCCACAAATTGATGCTTGATTGGCCCACCATCAGGACCAGACCATTCCTGGCTCATCCGCTCGCTGTACCCATGATTCGCCAACACCAGCTTGCAGATGGTGCTGTTGTATTCGCCCGTTATGCCTTTACCCAATGCCACGCGGTGCTGTTCGTGCTCGATCAGTTCTAACGTGCCGCGAAACTTCGGGTGCTTGTCTCGCCATCTCTGGAGCGTAGCCCGGTTGATGCCGAGGTAACAGGCCAGCCCGGCAACGCTAGGGACACCATCTCCGCGCTCGATGTACACACCGTTGGCGTATGCGTCGGACTGCGCCTGAACCTCGGGCGTGTATTTGGTTGGGCGTCCGCCCAAGCTTCCTGTCACTCTCTCTGCTCTCCGGGCATCCCATACTTGGCGATGGATTGGACGAGTGCTTCCTCGATGGCCTGCCGGCGAGCGTGATGGCGGTCGTAGGCTTTGGTGAACCTGGGCGATTTG